TTAGAACGGTGCACGATGAGAGTCATCGCGCCATAAAGCTGCATAGATTCTTGGATCATAAAAGTCCTCATTTAAAAAAAATGACGCCGCCTCTTGCGAGAGCAGCGCCACGGTTGGGTGAAATTTGGTTGAGCTAGATCTAGTACAAACGCAGGCTTGTAAAGGTGCCGACCGGCGCTATTGCAGCGCTCGCCGAATCGATATCACCACCCATTCGTCCTGCAAAGAGTCGGCGCTCGCTGGCCGTTTGACAAACACCAAGACAAATCCGGTCCGTAATGGATACAGAGAACGCCACACTCACTCGCCTTGCGAGATGGTCCTCCAAGAAAAAGGAGGCATTTGAAGCGTCATATCCCACGAGCAGTTGCCCCGATGAGCCTGTCGCGGCCCAGATGACACAAGTTGTAATCTCAGAAGGCGCAAACCAGAATGACGTGTGAAAGACGTCTGGAATGCTCACACTCCAAGCGACTCGGGTCGTGTCCTTGACCATCAGCCCGTCCCCATAACGACCTGCGGCGTAACTCACGCTTGCTGCTTGGCTTAGCAACGGGTTACCAAGACCGTTAGTGGAACCATTAAGCCTCCAGCCGTAAATTTCTCCGGCTTGCAGCGCATCTTCACGCGCAATTTGAAACCGCGCATCCACGTTGGCAATTGCACCGTCATATGCCCATTGGCGTTTGGCAGCATCACTTGCCCAAGGAAAGTTCGCCTCCAGCCATGTTGTACGGTCATCAACCGATGCACCCAAACTGTTGAGCAACGTGTTCTGAGCACGGATGGGTGAGACCAAGTCCAACTCAAATAGATACTCAGCCGTCTGAGCACCAGTGCTCATGCGCAGCACATTGCGGCCATTGACCGAGACGACCGATGCGAAGTGCTTGGTACCAGGAAACCCTAGAGCCTGCTCATCGCGTGCGAGAATTAGATTTGCGTTTTGGGGTTGGGCCACCACCGTCGAGACAAAGGTCGGCGTGTCGCTGTAAATCCCAGGTGACGCAATTGCTTTGATCCAAAACTTACGTTCGCCATCAAAACCGGATGGCAGCGTGTAGCTGGTGGATTTGACCTCGGCAACAAATAGCGAAGCGTCCCAAGCCGCCCCTTCGCGTAACTCATAGCCCACCACCTCTGGCTCAGGGTTAGGTTGCCAGCGAAATTCCAAACGATTGGCCGATTGCACAACATCGAACTGCCGAACCGTACTCGGAGCAAGTAAATTCAGAACAAAGGTTGTTACGTGCGCGCTGTAATTTCCAGAGGTATCAATCGCACGAATGTGATACGGGTACTGACCTGCTGCACTTTGATCATGCAACATCTGAGTACCTGACGTCTTGGCCACAAGTTGAGCGTCATCCCAACCTGGCCCCACACGCACCTCGTATCCTGAGAGGTCAGCATCTTGCAGTTCATCCCAAGCAATCATCAAGTCTGAAACTCTGCGCTGGACCGTAAATCCAGTGACGTCCGATGGCGGCAACGTCTTACCCAGCACTACCCCGCTGAGCGTTGCGGGAATGCTCTCCTTACGGGTGATGCCAATGGCTCTCAGACTGAACTCGTACTGCCCCTCTTGGGCGTCACGAATTTCAGCGTAGTTTGCGCTGGTCAGTGGCAGGCTTACGAAGTTTCCGCCTGCGACCCGATAAGACAGGCGGTAGGCAATGGCAGTTTGAACCTCGGTCCATGAGACCTGAACCAAGACTTGAGCCTGGTCTTTCACCCTATAAAGACTCTCTTGCATTGCCAACCCCGTAGGCGGTGGAGGAATGTCCGAAAGAACAGTAATCGAGCGTGGCTGAAGTGCCAGACCTTCTTCAATCGCTGCGTATTTGCTTGGGTTGTGCGCCAGTGCCGTTACTTCATGGACACCCGGATCACGCTCAGCGACAGACACCACCCTAAAAAGCTGCGGCTCAATGATTGAGGATGCCAACATCCAAATTGCATCAACTTGGGGGACCGAACTGAACGGTATCGTCACTGTCAAAGTGCGACCGGATACAGGCCCCACCAGTCGCTCCTCGACAGTTCCATTCGGCAAAACGACCGAGAGTCGCCAAGGTAAATCAGCTGGCAACTCTTGGTCGAGCGTGACAGTGCTAGCCGTTGCAGCGGCGGTCCGACCACCCAAGCGCATACCGCCGCGAACAGGATCAGCGACCTTGATGACGTCGCCTGGACGCACCACTGCACCTTCAAGGCCCGTTCGGAAAGTGACAATTTCTGAATCAGATTGCTCGGAGAACAAAAGCCACTTGCCCACCCGGTGGGCTTGACCTCGAGCAGTGCAACCGAGTGCAACTACATCGCTTTGCACAATCCCATAGCGGGCGATACCTGCGGCATCTTCGACATATTCAACCTTCTGACGGTAGAAATCATCTGGATCATTCCAGGTCACGAGCGCCACGGTGTGACGAGCTTTAGCTGAAGACCCTTGGTAGGCAAACTCTCCGTCCACCACGTTGCCGGGGGCGAACTGGTAAACCGCATCACTGGGTGCGTCCTGCGTGACAGTGATTGCTCCACCCGACCAATACACCATGCCTCGAAAAATCGAGGCCATGTCCTGCACGACCTTGTAAGCCTGCTCGCGCGTCTGAAGATACAAGTTACAGGTAAAGCGTGGCTCAAAGCCCCCAAGCCCGTTAGGAACCAACTGGTCGCAATACTGCGCCACTCGGTAAAGCGCCCATTTGTCGACCTGTGACTCAGGGATGTATCCACCCAAGCCGTACCGGGTACTGGTGACCAGGTCATAAAAACACCACGCAGGGTTGTCTGTCCATGCGATTTTGAAGTTTCCGTTCCACACGCCACTGTAGGTTCGTGTACCAGGGTCATAGTTCACCGGCACACGGACACGCAGCAGTTTCATGTCGTAGCTGCGCCGAGGGATGGCCGAAAACTGCGAAGCATCTACCCTCAACGCAACCAAGGCGCTGTTGGGATAGCGCAGCTTGCTCTCAACAACTTCGGTGTAGGAGTCAAGGTAGGTCTTGTTCTGGATGGCGCTGGAGGTTGAATCCGCCGTGACACGCCGAACACGAATTTCCCACGGGCCGTTACCGGTTAGCGGCACGTAGTAACTGCGCTGGTACTTGGTCGTGGTCTTACCTGAGATCGTGTCGTTTATTACTTCGACAAACCCGCCGCCGCTGACCTGCCGATCGATGGAAAACGATACAGCGCTTCCGTTCAGATCTCCATTGGTCGTGTCTTGGTTGGTCAGTTGCCCAACGCTCACCTTAATCCTGACTGCGTCTACATCAGGATCAGTGATTGAGCGAACCACAGGCTGGCTCGCCTTGATCTCAACGCCAACGGGTACCTCGTTTTCGACAGAAGAGAACCCAGGTACGTAGCTTTGCTGCTGTGTGCCATCTCTGGTCTCAAGCGTTACGCCAGAAAAATTGGTTGTACCGTCGGCGTTCTGTATGGGCGTGTCGTCCAGATATACCGATTGGAGCCCATCGACCAAGCCCTCAATCTCTCCCTCGGAAATGAGATCAACAACCCGTGCATAGGCTTTGGAGCGTAAGCTGTCAGGCGCTTCTTGGGCTACGCGTGCGCTAGCACCTCCGCCCCCTTTGCCTCCACCTCCTGCGCCGATGATTAGTTCAGTCATGCAGGAATCTCGTCGACATCAATACCTGCACTGATCACAGCCGAGCCCACAATCAATCGACCATAACCCACAGGCACGGGGTGACCCTGTGCCGTCGTGTTGACTGCACCGTTGAAGCTGTAGCTTGGCTTGTTTTCTGGACGCTCAGATGGTTCAGTTGCTTTGGGTGTGGGTGCAATCATCTGCGCAACACCGCCAAGAATCATGGCTGTGCCCACCGAATAGAGCGTGGCCTGAGACAGAAATGCACCCGATGCAGCCCAGCCAAGTGGGTTCCACCATGCGACGGCAAGCAATGCTGCGCCAAGCAAGATTTGCCCCAAACCATCTCCGCCAGCGCCAGACAATACCGGCGCAATCGTGATGCGCTGGGAGCCGGTGGGCTCGTGCAATCGCTCCAAGTTAAGGGAATCTCGGCCAGCAAGCACCCGGTAGCCAACCCCGCGTTCACCGGAGGCAACCAACTCCCGCTCAAAGGTAGGAAAGTTGGCACTAAGCGCGCGAATCGCTTCTGCGGCTGATGAAATGGCAAGGGTATGCCTGCGCCCAAAGCTGCGTCCGAGTTCACCGAGAAGTATGACTGTGACCATATCGAATGACGTGCGTTGTAACTTTTTGCCAGTACCCACCGTAAATATCGCGGCTGGAAAGACGTCCTTGCAAGTGATGCAGGATCAGTCCATCCCCGAGATAGACGGCAGCGTGATTGGGAACAGGCGAAGCAACCTGCATCAAGATGCAATCGCCCATTTGGATTTCTTCTGGCTTCACTTGCGTAAAACCTACTTTTTCGAAGTTGTCGATGTACAAGTTCTCACCACGTTTCCACCAATCATCAAAGCGCACGAAGTTTGGAAGCACAACCCCACGCTCCGACTGGAACCAGTCCCGCAGTAACGCGTAACAGTCAAGAACACCGTGAGACCATTCACGCCCCACAAGCGGTGCGACATAGCCAGAAGGCTGAATTTGCGCCCATTGACCACTGGGAAAACTGATGATGTGCCAAGGCAAACCACTGGCTTCACAAGCCACGCGATCGGCCTGACTCGCTGTCGGAGGTAAGCCCGGATGGCTGTGCACCACGCCTACGATCTGCCCCCTTGAGTCAGCTTGTGCGAAGTCCTCGGGATGAATAACGAATTGATCGGTGCCCACGCCGATGTTTCGGCAAGGCACATACACCTCACGGCCACGGCGGATCACAAGCAAGCCACAAGATTCGCGCGGATACTCCTCGCGGGCGTGATCCATTGCCAGAGACTGGTTCTCGCTTTGCATCAACGAATCAACCCAGCTGCGGGGAAACCGCCGAATGGAAGCTCAGCGTTTTGTCCAAACCGCACTTGGCATGAAGCCAATCGCTTGCCACAGATATCCTGAATGCTTGAAACTACCGACTGATCGTTAGCGTTGAAATAATTTGAGCCTGTGTAGCCACACTCAGATCCCCGGTAACGCCAGGGACATACGTTTTGAACGATCTGCCTGCGCGGCAAAGTTACGCCCTCAAGATCAAATGAAGCCGCGAGTTCGAACTCAACAACATCTCTAGTCTCACGCGACTTTCGATCCACGTAATAAATGTCATCGGCAAACTCCGCCAAAGGGTCAGCAGTTGGGTTTGATCCACCGGAAAAATTAACTGCGTCAAGGTATTTGGCAAGCGTTCGCTTGCGTGTGATCTTGGCACCCACCAAGTCCTGATAGGTCAGTACAAGCGCCGTAATGGCTCCAGTGACGTTCGCCACGCGCAGACGAGGCCTTGGCACCTGGCCATTGCCGTTGAACTCGAACCCCTCGACCTCAATTGGAAATGCTTCGTAGGCGTTCCCCTGCCAGACTACGCGCTGCTGCAACGCATTTGTACCTGCATGAAAGCGCACTGGCCCCTGTCCAAAGATCGCCAGATCCAAAACGAACAGCTCAATGACACTGCTGGGTGCGAGCTTCTGGATTTCCGAAGAGATGGCGACAGCAGTCATGAGAGATCAAATACCTGCTTAAAAGTTGCTCGGACAGATTCAATATTTGGCTCGTCCACGGAACGACTCCATTCATCACAAACAAACTTAGCAGGCAATCCACCTGGAGGCGTCCAATCAAAGGCCTGGACTGCACCACGAGCCCGAAGAAAGTTGTCGATTGCTACGGCATCACTACTGGTGCGTCCGCGAAACTCCAGCGACCACACCTGCGGCTGTGTATTGATTCCGAATCCCAAGCGCTGTTCATAGCCATCACCAAAGGAGACACGGCGCACTGTGGGACGCATTGACAAATTGGCACCAACAGAAGGAGCCCAAGTAAATGTGGCCATTTACGCCCCCCTGCGACCGTCAAGCAGGCCACCTGCACGTTTTTGCGCAAGGAGTTCTTGCCGCACTGCACTTGCTATAGCGCGGCCTAAATCGCGCCCACCTGGGTCATCACCACGGCTAGACGCACCTGAGTCAGTCAAACTGACGGAAATGTTGAAGACATCCCCACCGACCCCAGCCCCACTCATGGTTACGGGAATTGAACGACCATCAGGCAGCGGTACATAGGCTTCTGGGCGAGAGCCTTCACCAAAAAGGGCTAACTGAGGTGAGTTGGCAATACCCCCGCTGGCATAACTGCGCAGTGCAGTTGGACCTGCAGAAGTCATGACACCTCCGCTGGCAAAACCAAAGAACCCGGCCATGGCGTTGGCCAGGGGCAGTGTGATGGCCCTCTGAATCTGAATCCTGATCAAGTCAGAAATGATGGAGTTCGCCAAGGTTCTGAAATCAAGCTTGCCGGTCATCACAAAGTTCACCAAAGCATCGGTCATCCCGTTAAATGCTCGGGTGGTGGCTGACTCCATTTGCTTGCCAACCTGCTCGGCCTCTTCGGCAACAGAGCGCAGGCCCTTGGCAAAGCCAGCTTCCGGATCAGACAGTTCCTTGACACGTAAAGTCAAAAGAGATGCGCCATCAGCTGCCTGTCGAGCCGCTTCCTCGATTTTTCTGAGGGCATCTGCTAGCTTTTCGTTACCAGGCGCTGCCTCAGCCAATTCACGTGCCTGTCGAGCAAGCGCTGACAATTGAAGACCACTTTCTTGGCGTGCCGTTGCCAGTTGCTGCAATGATTTCAGTTCACTGATAGCGCCCGTTTCACGCAAAGTTTTGATTTGCTCTTCAACCGCACGAAGCTCCCCAAGCCCTCGGGCTGCTTGCTCTTGCAGATCCTTCATCGACTCGCCAGGCAACCGAATCTGGCGCTCCAAATTCGACTGTTGAGCTTCACGCTCTAGTCTTTGCCGTTTTAAAGTGATTTCAGCCAGACGATCCTGAAGCTTAAGTTTGTCTTGGGTGGTCTTAGCGACTGTCTCTAGGCCTCTGCGCAAGATCGTCTCTTCATCTGCAGACAGTGCACGAAGCTTTTCCGTGAAGTCTTCTTGCGCAGCCAAGCGCGCCTCACTTGCATCTTTAAAGCTCAGGTAGCCCTGACTTTCGTAGAGGTCGATGATTCTTTGCCTGTCCTTGAGGATGGCACTTTCGACATCCACCTGCCCCTGAAGACGCTTAATCTCGCTGTCTATTCCGGCCATTGCATTGGCCGAAACAGCGCCAGTCGCAGTGCTGTAATTCAACTGCTTTCTGGGAGCGGCTGCCTGAATGGCTGCGTT